GCCCCGCCCCCCCCCCCCCCCCCCCCCCCCCCCCCCCCCCCCCCCCCCCCCCCCCCAACTCCGGGGTAAAGTCCATACTTTTATATCATTCAAAACGTCTGCAACGTATTGGGTTTGGGCACGGGCGGATTGCGGTCGTGCGTCATTACTACTCGGTTAAATTTATCATATGTCATAGGATGAGGACCGAAATATTGCTTGCCACCAACCCAAGTGGTTGTACCGTGCTTCATATCATCATTCACCCATTTACCCTGACACGACAGTCGGTTGTCATCAGGTTCTTTCCATATCATTGTTCCTTCTCCGTTCTTCTCGTCGTCCATCCACTCGCCCTCGTAAACTTTACCATCGGGCCAGGTATACTTGCCTCTTCCGTTTCTCTTGCCGTCCTTCCACTCGCCCTCGTAAACTTGACCACTGGGCTTGTAGGTTCGCTTGCCTCTTCCGTTACTCATGCCGTCCTTGAACTCGCCCTCGTAAACTTCACCATCGGGCCAGGTATACTTGCCTCTTCCGGTCCTATTGTTGTCCTTGTAATCTCCCTCGTACTTTTGACCATTAGACAACGTGTGAACACCTTTCCCATGCATCTTGTCGTCGCTCCACTCGCCCTCGTAAACTGTACCATCGGGCCAGGTAAGCTTGCCTATTCCGTTCCTCTTGTCGTCCTTGAAGTCGCCCTCGTAAACTGCGTTATCGGGCCAGGTAAGCTTGCCTCTTCCGTTCTTCTTGTCGTCCTTGAAGTCGCCCTCGTAAACTTGACCACTGGGCTTGTAGGTTCGCTTGCCTCTCCCATGCATCTTGTCGTCGCTCCAATCGCCCTCGTAAACTTCACCAATGGGCCAGGTATACTTGCCGCTCCCATGCATCTTGTCGTCGCTCCACTCGCCCTCGTAAACTTCACCACTGGGCCAGGTATACTTGCCTCTTCCTTGTTTTACAATTTTTTCGCTTCCGCTTTCCTCATATACATCAATTTGGCCACGATAACCCAAACCCTCTATACCATTCAAATTCTCCTGATAGGTATCATCTCTTCTTAGAAATTTCCCCGACCCCCCCCTCATAACCTTCCTAGATTTCAGTTTCCGCTGTTTCAACGACCGCCCTTTTTGACATTTCGACCTACCATTGCGCCGTGTCTTTTTATAAGTTGGCATTTCCTTAAAATATACAAGGATAGTTAATTATTTACAATTCTTCAATCAAACCTCTGTCCGCCCCGTCATCGTCGTCGCATCCACCTTCGCCCACGACGCCGGGCACAAATCGCGTGTATCATGTGAAACACCCGGACCGAACCAAACACTTGGATAGCAAACAACCTTCGCCGGATTGGCGTTAAAATACGCACCCCACCAGCTAAATGTGCTATTCGCGATGATATTGTCATCGCACACACTCATTAAAAGCATCTGTTGCCAGTCGGCGATGGTATCTCGGACGAAATGAAACTGGATATCGCGACCGTACGCAGGCCCGTCGGTGTCGATCGCGCAACGGCGTTTTAATTCCGCAATGTGCTTGAGAACGATTTCCTTATCGCACGGTTCATAGAAGACAAGGAATGAATACGACGGCGTTGACCCGGAGGAGGAGGCCGAGGTCGCCGATACAATATGCGAAATCGCGCGATAATAATAGTCTACCGCCATCACCGGATGGATGTGTAAATTCAACACCGAGTCTCCAATACGGAAATGCATGCTTACTAATTCGCGACGCGTTCGCATCGGATCATTTCCACCAGAGTAATCGCCACTCCACGACTCGTTTCCATAAAGATGCTTTATCCAGGTTTGTTGTTCTCGCAGTTGTATCATGTCACATATCCCTGCGTATTTATCTACAAAATATTTCTCACTCTGGAAATAACCGTGAAGACACAGCGGTTTCGGATACTTCACGGATTCGGTGGGGACCGCCATATACTGAAATCCGATTTCATCCCACCGTGGCAACGACTGAAACATTTTTTCGGTAATTGGAGTACTGGGTGTGAGATATCGGCGCAATCCACGCAATAATGTGGACCAATGTGTATAACGGGGGTGTCCGGGATGGCCGGCTAATTCCTCTTGATGCATAAAAAAGAATGTGTCGTGATTGCGAAGGGCCGCCGCGATGACTGTGAATATTTGGAACAGCTGGTTCCCTAACCCGCCCATAATGGTCGCCGTAATCATTGTAACAATATATAATACAAATGGTCTCGGTTTAAGTTCGTATTATAATAGAAAGTCCCTGAATAAGAACCATAGCGCGGGTATCGTCCTCCAGCTTTCGTATTTCATTACAAATTTCGTCGTATTCCGTTTCGCCAGTATAAATAACCAGATAAAACTGGTTCACGACCCTAATAAAATCGCGAAACCAATTCATATGTTTTTCGTATCCGTGTCTGTTTTTCATACGATACAAGCACGAGCTAAATGTTATATTTATTGGAGGAGTCATTTCGCAAAAAAACGAATATGATGATAAACATATAAATAATTACAATTATTATATAAAACGAAATATTACTCGGTATATACAAAACAATACAATGCTTCGCAAATTTTCCGATATAAAACACGCCGTTTACATCAATCTGGATTCGCGTTTTGACCGGCGCGAATTATTTGAAAAGCAGGTCGCGGAACTCTATGAACGATACCCGCGGGATTTCGCGTTTGCGCCAGTTGCGCGTTTTTCGGCCATCCGGGACGCCGAGAACGGTGCGATTGGTTGCACGAAAAGCCATATTGAATGTATTCGTATTGCCAAGAATAATGGGTGGGATCACGTTCTCATATTTGAAGATGATGCGTTGTTTATCCACCCTGAAGTGCTAGTTCATCAAGTGTCGTCGTTTCTCTCGCGGTTTCGTGATGAATGGGACGTCGTATTATTTTCCGGGAATAATTATCCGCCATTTAAAATAGAGGCGCCGGACTGTTTTCGGATTGCGAATTGCCAGACGACCGGGTGTTATTTAGTATGTAGTCGGTATTATGATACATTACTGCGTAATTTTGAAGAGGGTCTTGCGGGACTTACTGCGAACCCGGGAAACGCGTCTGTATATGCGTGCGATGCGTATTGGAAACAACTTCAACGTGTCGACCGATGGTATCTTATTACGCCGGTATGTGTAATCCAGCGGTCGGGGTATAGTGATATTGAAAAGATGGACGTAAATTATGATAAATTGATGACTGACCTTGTTAAAAAGCCGTCGCAACAAAGGCGTATGTAGGTAAGCGCCTTTGCGCTATGTGTCTGTTACATACCGGTCTACGACCCACCATCCGAAGTCTCTATCGCTCGGGTAATGAAGCCCCGCCATAATTCGGACATTCGCGCACTTGGTTGCGACTTCCATAATCGCCTGGGTTTTGGCGGGAAATTTTCGTGCGAGTATTTTCGCTAAATAATAGGTCTGAACGGCGTGACCGGAGGGATATGCGGGGGTTGATGCGGAATCTGAACGTAAAAGAGTACCATTCGCCTCATTGATGATGTCAGGTGCGATTTGTGCGGGTCGGGCGCGATTATAGAACCATTTCACCATTTTCGTTATGAAGACGACGCGAGTATGCGTTATAATGTGTTCCATTTCCGCGACGGACATTTCGTCGGGTGTAATAATCGGGGTAAATGCGGCGGCGGGATTCATATCCGTAAGTCGGAAAAATGCAACATCACTTGGCATTCGCTTCATAATATATTCTGCGACGACGATACGGATCTCCGCGCGACTGTCTGGGAATGCTTTACCGAAACCGGGTAGTGTGAGATTAAATGAAGGATACCACCAATAATACCGCGTAGGTTGTACGAGGAGAATGATAATATACACAATCGCTAAAGCGACGAAAATACGGAAACGGTCGGGGTCACGTTCTACAATATGATAATGATACGAATTGAAACGGTCGCGTAGTTCGGTCACTGCGCCACTCTCTTTTTTAGGAGGTGGGAATCCAATCCAGGACCGAAACTCATTGACTCCTGGTAGAACGACCATTGCTGTAATATATACTAGTTGAAGCATATATTACGGGGGGATGCGGAATGTACTCCGTAGGGGTATTTACACGCGAAGGGGTGTAGGGAAGCCGACGAGATTGGCGCCGATACCGAAGCCAGCACCGGTCCTGGCGGAAACAGCCAAACTAGGAACATAGGTATCCAAAATACTGAAGGTGGCTGCCGCGGTCAGAGCAATCAACGCGACCTCATCAAACGATAAACTACGTTTGGGAATAGCGTAAGCGGCGATAGCCACCATAATACCCTCTACCAAATATTTAATGGTTCTCTTCACGAGTTCGCCTAAATCAAAAACACCAGACATTTTGATTATTTATTATAAATAATGTTAAGAAATTAATATTTACAACAGTCGTGCGTTAAATCACTTAAACAACTATAATGTAGTATATTATACATTCCATTCTTTCATTCTTCCATTCATCCATTCTTCCATTCTTCCATTCGGCTCCATTTCATTCCGCTCCATTTCATTTCGCGATGTCTACTCCTTCCGGCGTTGAACTAAAGCACACCAAAACCGGTGTTGTCAATCCTAAATATATTGACTTGTTAGAAGAAGACAAGCCCATCGCAGGACAGAAGTTCGCGTGTTTGTCATTTGTTTCGCCAGAATCCATTTTGAAGCAGAAGGAACACTTTTTATTTGAGAAATTTCTTCATTATTGGGACTATCAAAAGTCAATGGAGAAGTTCATCCAATTTCTTAATTTCGTTTCATTTAAGCACCACGTGAATTTTGATAAATTGACTGCGGATTTTCAGGAGTTTGCTAAAGAAGAGAAGGAAACGCTTCAGAAGACGAATATCTATGACGAGTATAAGACCTTTTTGGACAAGCACGAGGACGACCTTGAGGCCGAATTCAACGAGAAGCACAATTTCCAGACAACTGTCCGTGGTTTGAAGGTGCGCGGTGTGTTCGGTTCACAGAAGGAGGCCGAGTTGCGTTGCCAGATGTTGCGTGAGGTGGATCCGAACCACGACGTATTCGTCGGACCGGTCGGGTTGTGGGTGCCTTTTCACCCTGACGCATATAAGACTGGTCGTGTAGAGTATATGGAGGAGACCTTGAACCAGTTGATGGCAGAGAAGAAGAAGAACGAAGAGCAGGCCAAGAATGAATTTGACAAGCGTGTCAAGGAGACGAAGACGAAAGCGATCCAGGAGAATATCAAGTTGGCGAAGGAGAGCGGGAACAAGCTCACGCAGATGTTGGCGAAGGATGGCGAGACGTTGGTGGATGCGAAGCCGAAGGACAGCGCGGGCGCGGCGGGCGAGAGCGAGGGAGTGGGTGGCGGTATTTGGAACGCGGCGGACGAGTCTGCGTCAGTCACGATGACCGTGGAAGAGATGCGCAAGGAACTGTTTGAGAGCGAGGATGTCGTGATGGATAAGAATAGCGACCACGGGTTGTCGCGGTTGGCAGGGGCGGGCAATTAGTATTTGAATATTCTAAATGAAAACAAGGGTCATTATTACTACTGGGATATACAGTAATAATAATGTTATGATTATGTTATAGATTATCTTATCTACCATTTCTTGGTAAATGTAACGTTGGCATTCCAGCCACTCGACTGGCTGTAGCCACCACCAAAACTAATAGATGAATTCTTTGGTTCGGCCGTTACAGCAGAAAAATTAGTAGAAGACGCTGTCTTCGGTTTCGTAAATTGGAGAGTTTTCATTCAAGAACGAATAATGATGAGTTCGTTATAATAAACCATAAGATTATAATTCGGTGAATATAGTCCAAGAGATTATAATGATATTATTACTGGTCGTGTGAATTCGTTACCTAGACGGACTCTGCGACACAGTAATAATAATCCTTGAAGACTGTTTTGTCTTTGACACTGCGACTCATTTTGGCGGTGGAAAAGCCTTCAGCGACGGCTGCTTTCGCAATCGTATCCCATGTTTTCAATAGTTGATTTGAATTGACTATGCGTTTCTCGACTTTCTTGCCGGTGGTTGAAATTTGGACACTAATCACCGGATTGGCCTGTCCTTGAATAACGGCTTGTGTCATCGAGTAATAATTTTCACGTAAACCCAATCCGTAATAGCCTTCATTCGAATTATTTTCAGACCAAATCGTCGCCTTAAGTGCGTTCGGGCACGCATTGAGGTAGGTCTTCAAATTCTTCAAATCGGTTTCACTGGGTGTCTGTCCCACAGAGATTTTCCATTGCTGATACTCTTTCAGGAGTGTAGAATTCAGGATTTTGCCACGGTCGGAGAACGTACAGCACTGGAAAATAAAGGTTTCAACACTGAACTGTGTTGGGTTTTCGGCCTCGGTTGCGATGACCTTCTTGTATTCCACTGTCTTCAACTTGATACCTTGATAACCGTGAATACGGTCGATGCGCTTGGGTTTGAATTTCACGTCCATATAATGTTTCAATGCGTGGAATGTTTCTTTGGCGGGTTTCGTGTGCGACCAAAGACGAAATCGCCCTTCAAGGTTTACAGATTCCTCTTCCACATCGGGGCGCACGATACAGCATGTTGCTACGAACTCGTCAAACTTTTGTGTGAGTTCATTTTGTGGGAGAAGAATGTGTTGGGTAAAGGGAGATTCGTTTTCGGTCGCGACGACTTGAAGCGCCTGCGACTGTTGCGCGGTCTTCTCGCGGAGTTCATTGTTTGCTAGGGTGAGGTCGTGGATGGCCTTCGTTTTTGCTTCGAGGTCACTGACGAGTTTTGCGTTCTCGGCCTCCAATTCTTGATTGCGTTGAAGGAGACGGTTAAAATTTTCCACATTGTACATTCTGGATTGGATGATGCCGTCGATATGTTTTGTCAAGCGGTCAATTGTGAAATTGGTGCTGTCATATGCGATGATTTCGGTTTTGTTTTTACCGGCGACTTCAATCGTGCGAAGTTGGCGCTTGATTTTTGGATGCGATTTGATGTGGTTCTCAATTTCAGACCTGTTGGTGACACGAAATGCGGCCGCGAGAATGAAGTTCGTGTATTTCTTATGATGGTCTGCGACACGAGTGGAGAGGTTATTGGTGTGGCCGAACTTGATGAGTTTCTCGTTGTCGGCGTTGGTGTTGTCAATGGTGCCGAAGTAAATACATTCCGTGTTAACTGGGAACTGGCTGATGAGGGTTTTTTCAATTGCGCGTTTCTTTTCTTGGGTAAGGGTGATGGTGGCTTGGTTGAGGGTGATGGTGGCTTGGTTGAGGGTGATGGTGGCTTGGTTGAGTTGTGCGTTTGTTTGTTCGAGTTGGGCGCGGAGCTGATTTGATTCTTTGTCGACGGCCATAAGAATAATTTCTTCCAAGCGCAAATAGTAGTCATGGATTTCGCCGGCCTTCTTTGTCTGTGCTTTAAGGCAGAGAAGTTTAAAGCAACGAATAGTAAGTTTGATGGTTTGCTTATTTTGCCCACCATTCTTTGGTTTAGCTGGAACGGTTGATTCAGCTGGTTGTTCTTCATCACTACCACCAGATTGTTGGTCTGTTTTTGTTTTTTTGAATTCAGGAATTGATATAGTATAATCTACATTAAGTTTGAAGTTAGATTCAATCATTGGTTTTACGTGCGCCTTTTGTGTAAATCCCAACCATTTCCACACATCATCCAAGTCAATAACAAAGTCAGTATTCTTATCATAATTCAGGTAACAGTAGAAACTACTAACGAATAATTGTTGTTCGAATGTGCTGAAGTTTTCTTGGATTTTTTCGAGGAGAAAATTGTTGTATGTTTGTGACAACTTTGTAATCGGATTTTTTTCAATCAGTTCAACGATGTTGAGTGTAGCATCAGAGGCGGCGCGGGCAGAAGAAGCGGAGGACATCGTTATGAGCGTATGTTATACTATGTATATACGGATGTCTTTAAGTTGTTTTCACACAACGAAAACGAACATCGCGAAACCGCTTTAGAATATTAAAGCAAGATAAAATTGAAATAAATAGACGGTGGATAACTGTTGTATGTAATACACGGTCTATACATTATGCCCGAGTTCACACGCGATTTGGAGGAGCTGGTTTGTCATTTCACCACTAAAAAAATCAACCTAATAAGAAACCTGGAGAAGAACTACCGAGAGAATATCCATTATATCAAATATCCAGTCACGGCTGATGGTAAAACGAACAAACACGGCGGACATAACCGAATCGTATATATGCTGACGGAAGAAGCATATGAACTCTTCAAGAACTCATTTAATTTCAGAACCAAATACCTTGTTACAGCATCAGAGCAAATACAAGTTGTCAAATTCCCATTGTGTATCGAAGGACAAACAATCGGGTTTATTGAAAATGCGTATAGCGGCGCTTGCGCCATGTCGCGTCAGTTTCAGATTGGACCGTATAGGGTAGACTTGTGCTTCACGAACGATAAAATCGTTGTAGAATGTGATGAATACGGACATAGCGACAGGTCTGTCGCGGGGGAGGTGGCGAGAGAAGAATTCATTAATAACCGGGGTTACACAATCATACGTTATAATCCGAATAAGCCTGGGTTTGACTTGTCAGATGTGTTGAATGATATAAATATGAGATTGTTCTGAAAGTTGCGTGTTGCTTTTATAATCCAAAAGTAGATTTTATGAAAGCGACTGGTCGGATAGATGTCGCTTTTATAAATGAAAGCGATATTTATGAAAGCTATGTTTAAATTACGCTTGCTTTTATAAACCAAAAGCAAGAAATAGGGTTAAAATGCTAAATTCGTGAAACCGCTCTCATCAATTCGTGAGCGCTTTCCCTCACCACTTACTCTTCTTCACATTAATCTTCGGTCCCTTGCCACTTTTCGCAGCACTAGGGTCATACGACTGCTCTCCTTCGTCGTCAGAGCCGAGATTCTTGGAGATTTCCCAGAATTCCTTACTGCCGAGCTTGAATGGCCCGTGCTGTTGTGCCTTATACCAGAAGATTTGGTCTTGTAATTTGTTGGATTTCGCGTTGTTATTGATGACGAGACACTCGTAATTCTCGGTACACTGGTCCATCACCTGACAAAAGCTCTCAAATGTGGGGAACATACCCGCATAATTGTCGTAGATTCGCTTACGATTCGCAATATATGGTTCACGGAGGATAAAAACGTAGTCGATATTCGTGCGGAGATTTGGAGGGATACCAAGGGGATATTGCATTGTGATGACTAACATGACCTTCCAATGACGCCCGTTCATGAAGAGGAGGCGCATCATCACGTCCTTCGTCCATTTGTTATCATACAGACAATCATCCAATACAACGAACGTCCTCGGGTCAATGGATGACTTCTTATACATATCCTGTTCCTTTTTCACCTGTTTTAGGACTGCCTTTTGACGCTTGAGAATATTCTCAATGATTGCTGTATTATAAGCGTCGTGAATGAATAGTTTTGGGACGTGTGCTGCGAAGAAACCGTTGCCTGCTTCTGTTCCGGAGATGACTGTCCCGATGGGGATATCCTGGTGGTGAAACATCAAGTCCTGAACGAGGAAACTTTTACCGGTATCACGGCGCCCGATGAGAACGATGACTGGGCCTTTGTTTTCATCGGGGCGAAAACTGATCGCCTTCATCTCGAACTTCGCGAGTTCCAAATTCATAGTAGTAATAAAAATGGCATATATTATTTTTATGACATTTTTACGAATGGAATGAATGGAATGAATGGAATGAATGGAATACGGAATACAGAATACGCCCGCCCGTTTAAAATCAATATAAAAGTTCTAGTTATCATTCATATCAGTCATATCAATATAATATTCCAATTCTACATTTAGGAACAATGACGGGCGATTCAGTTGTATCGGCGGTATCGGCGTTCCAAATTCATTACCGTAAACACAAATATACACCGGATACGATAGAGACGGCGTTATTATATGATATTCAAAATTATATACCTATCTATTCGCGATTTTTTGATATTAATGAAAGCAACTATAACGGAATCCAATTGAACCAACGGTATTATTTACAAAATATCATCTCGCACCCGACGCAAACCAACAACAACGACGCAGCCGCCGACGACGACGAGCGCGCTCATTCCCTAAACCATTTAGAAACGATTATTGCGGACGACTGCGGAAATACCACGAATGTCCCAATGTTTGTCAAGTATTCGCCACTTCTTGACCCGATTCGGTATTTGTCGGGGAAATATGATACACAACCGGATAATAAAACGCGCTCACTTCCCAAATACAATTCTACGCCTGAAACGTGTAATGATAAAATACTTAATACAAATAATTCGTCTTATGTTGACGGGTTTTTCTCCTATCTGACGAGTCGCGCACTTCACGCCCACGGAATCGTCCACGGTGTAGATTATTATGGCAGTTATTTGTGTAGACAACGCGAATTTTCCACCAATGTGTTTGATGATATTGATTATCTGGTTGGGTGCTCGTTTTTCAATAGATACGAAAATGAGCTCTTCACGATTGATTATTCACAGTTTGGCGATGACGAATCCGGCGGCGATGGCGGCGGCGGCGGCGATATCTCGGATATCAATATAAGCAAGTTGATGAAAATCCGCCACAAGATGAAACCGATGATTGGCGCGACTGGTGCGAATAGCTACATCCAAGAAGATGAGTTCCCGAATATCAAGAACCGGATCCACATTCTTGAAAATGTATCGGAGAATGAAGTCATCGGTGTAGAGCAATATACCACCACCGCGCCGGTCGTGGTGGAGGAGGATTCTGGATGTATCATTGGAGATACACTCGTAGAGGTCGTAGATTTAAATGTGGACGAACTCGCTGGTGGAAATCTCTCGTCATCATCCCAGACTGAAAACGAGAATGATGTGAAGGTTGGGTTAACTCCAAAAAATCAGACAAGAGACCGCGACGACGACGACGACGGCGACGATGACAGTGATTCGTCGCAGTCAAATTCGTCGTATACTACGATCGGTCCTGAAGACGAGCACGACGACGACGAGGACGACGACGAGGACGAGGACGACGACGACGACGACGACGTCAGTCAAACGCGCGATGATATTCAAACCAGCGAGAGCGACAGTGACAGTGACAGCGAGAGCGGAAGTTATGACAGTGATGATGAACAAATCATCGTCAAAATCAAAGACTTCCCCGTCCAAGCAATCCTCCTTGAAAAATGTGTAAGCACACTGGACCATATAATGATGACCGACGAGTTGACAAAAGAAGAATGGACGTCTATTTTATTTCAAGTGATCATGACACTCATCATTTATCAAAAAATGTTCGCGTTTACCCACAACGACCTTCATACAAACAATGTCATGTTTATTGAAACGAAAGAAGAGTTTGTTTATTATATCTATGAGGACCAGTATTACAAGGTTCCCACGTATGGCCGTATCTTCAAAATCATTGATTTCGGGCGCGCGATATACAAATTCCGCGGCGAACTCATTTGTAGCGACAGTTTCCATCCCAAAGGTGATGCCGCTACACAATACAACTTCCCGCCTTATTATAACCCAGATAAACCCACTGTAGAACCGAATTTCAGTTTTGATTTATGCCGTTTCGCGTGCGCGCTCTTTGACTATTTCATTTACGACCTGCGTAAAGTAGAAAAACTGTGTAAATCCGACCCCATTATTAGATTGGTTGTGAAATGGACGATGGATGACAAAGGCCGGAATATTCTCTACAAATCCAGCGGTGAGGAGCGGTATCCCGATTTTAAACTGTATAAGATGATTTCTCGTACGGTACATAATCACGTCCCGTCAACTGAAATACATAATCCATTGTTTGATGGATACAAGATAACGTATAAAAAATATAAGAAGCACGCGGCATTGTCGGCGAAATTCTTAAAGGCGGGTGTGAATACACATATTCTTATGAATGTTGATACGTTGCCTATTTATTGCGGTACATCTCTCGGTGTGCCGGAAGACCGTTCTTCGCGATGAACTCAATATTCCGCATCGTCCAGCCCATACTTCCACCGGAATGACCGATCTCCATCTGGTCCTGGACCAATGTGACGATGTCGCTATCGCCGGCGCTGAACATGAATCCGTGGTCGGATGGCGGACTGTATTCCGAGAGATATTTCCAGACATTTATTTCCCGGGATTTGATATTGGGTAAGGCGTTGGCGCGGATAACGGCGCGTAAACCATCTCTCAGATTGTCCGTAGCCCACGAATCATTCATATAAGATAAGTCCAACGCATTGGCGTCGGCGAGGGTGAGGGGCCACGAAGCAGAGGCAGGTGATGTCATTATAGTTGACGACGATAACACCGCCGTAATTATAAACATATAATATCAATTTTATCATATGTTTATACTGAATTAGTATTCTTATAGATTGTCCGAGGGGTGGGAGGAGGAGTTGTAATCACTGTATTACTATGTTTTCAACGCTACCTACCGCGCAGCAATCTTATCTAATATGACACCCACGATGACGCCAAGTGACAGACTGCCCGATACAAACCCGATCATTGCGGTGATGACGGTTATGATCCATCGCCGGTCAAATGACTGTGGTTTGAATAAGCTATCCCAGTCGCCGGTTTTATATACGACGAGCAACATAACGCCGACTACCGCCGCAACCGGGATTTCATTGATGGCGCGACCAAAGAAGAGACAAATCACGATAAAAAGCACACTCGTTATCACCGATGAAAACTGGGTTTTCGCGCCGTTTGCCAAATTCAGCTTACTTTGGCCTACCAATACACACCCGCCGAACCCGCCGGTTAGCCCAGTGGCGATATTCGCGATGCCTTGGACGAGACTCTCGCGAAATGAGTCACCCCTTATACCCAGCGTACTTTCGGCGTCTTTCACCATAATAAGTGATTCCAATAACCCGGTGAATGCCATCGCCCCCGAGAACGGCAGCATTTTCAGAAGACTTTCGGTGTCGTATTTAACTTTACTCGGGGAAAGACCATCCGGTGATATGAGTGAAGGCAGTCCCGAGTTTATTTCTCCTGTGTCTTTGACACGATCAATGTTGTAATATTGTGTAAACATGTAGATAAACGCGGTGATTGCGAACATTGATATAAGACCGCCTGGGATATGAATATGTTGGTCTTTACTATGCGTTATTGTAATGACACCGAAGAACGCAATCAGCGTGCTTACAACAGTAAATAGGGTCGTATTCGCCATTTTAAGCCCGGTCAACCATTTATGGTCTTTGTCTTTGAAATTATCCAGTTGATGGACTGCGATGAGCCCGGCCAACGCGACCAGAAACCCCGACATAATATGTTTCGGCACATATGTGACGTATTTATAGAGACCGGTTACAGCAGCTAAAATCTGGATGAACCCGCCAACAATGACGGTCGGAATGATGTATTCTTTCCCGAGTAATGTAGAAACGCCCGCAATAGATGTCGCGACTGCTGCGGTTGAACCGGAAATCATCGTTGGCATACCTCCAAATAGTGACGTGATAAGAGACATCACCATCGTATTTTGAATTCCGGTGTTCGGGGATAGCCCCATAATAAAAGCGAATGCGATGGATTCGGGAATCAATAAGAGCGCGATTGTGAGACCCGAGAGAAACTCGTTCACGAGTAATGTTGATGTGACGGCATTCATCGGCGAAATAGATGCTGTAATATTATATAAACACTAGAACATATATATTGTAGTAATGGATAGAGTAATGAACCCCGACGACGACGATCACCCCCGCGACAGTGTTCGCCCCCGCGACAGTGTTCGCCCCCGCGACACTATCACCATTGAAGGCACGACCTACGACATCACCGATTTCAAGCACCCCGGTGGAACTGTGATACATTACGCAAAGGATTCACCCGATGCGACCGAGGTATTCCGCGAATTCCATCATCGGTCATCTGACCGGGTGAATAAAGTCCTACAATCTTTGCCTACATATCCGGAAAGTGCGCCCCCCATCGCATCCGAACACGTATGGACTGCCCGTGAGAAAGAAATGACCGCCGATTTCCGAGAGATGCGCGAGAAGCTCATCGCGCAAGGGTGTTTTGAACCTGATTATATCCACGTTTATTTCCGCATGTTAGAACTCGCATTTTATTTCGGGATGGGTGCGTGGCTTGCGTCCTATAATATCTATGCTTCCATTCTCTCGTTCGTCGTATTCAAGACTCGCTGTGGATGGGTCCAGCACGAATGCGGTCACGTGAGTTTTACTGGTAACAAACGATTTGACCGTGTAATTCAGACTGTCGCGATGGGATTTGGTGCCGGGATGAGTTCATCCGTCTGGAATTCTATGCATCATCGTCACCACGCCACACCCCAGAAAATCAATCATGATATTGACTTGGATACAACCCCAGTCGTCGCATTTTTCAATCGCGCGTTTGAATCAAAGACAACCGTCACTAAAACCGCGCGGGTTATGAATCGGTGGTGGATGCGATTCCAAGCGTGGACGTTTTTGCCCCTTGTAACCGGTATATTCGTTCATTTGTTTTGGATGTATTATCTTCACCCGAAGAAGGTATTCCACCGGTTATGTTCCGCAATGACGAGAAAAGAGCACGCGGCCGCGGCATTTGAAGTTGTCTGTATGTGTGCGTCGCATATTGTAATACCATTGATTTTTTACACCGGCCGCGGTGGCAGTGGCGGTGGCAGTGGCGGTGGCAGCGTCCTCTGGTCGTATTTCCTCCTAATGGTCGTCAATTTCTGGAATGTAATGTATATGTTCGGACACTTCTCTCTCTCGCATTCATTTACCGATGTAGTCCCCGCAACCAAGCACATTTTATGGTTTGAATATGCGCTACATCACACTGTCAATATTTCTACCAAGTCTGCGCTGGTAACGTGGATGATGGGATATCTTAATTTTCAGATAGAGCACCACCTGTTTCCGTCGATGCCCCAGTATAAAAATGCGATTGCGGCGCCATATGTTCGCACATTTTGCGAGAAATGGTCGTCGGGCCTGAAATACACCGAGTATTCGTATAAGGATGCGTGGCGATTGATGTTATCTAACTTGAACCAGGTTGGAAAACATTATTATGAAAATGGGATTGAGCCCTGCGCTAAAATACCGGCACACGACCACGACCACGTGGATTAAAACCCAGGCGTATCTACGAATACCGCGGGTATGCTACTGTTGCCACTGCCGCCACTGCCACCGCCTCCGCCCACGCCACCCATCTCGCCAAATTGGTTTAATATAAATACCGCCAATACCGAAGAAATACACACAACTAAAGAATCGCGGATAAGAACTTTCACGGGTTTTTGGTTGTCGCTTTCAACAAACCGCATCTCCATAAATTTCAGTAAAAAATAAACGATGGCGACAACCACCCCGATCACGAATATTTTCGTAGAGTTAAACATTACAAATAATGATCGTTCTAAATATATACATACGATTTCAATTAATTATCGTATATTATACGGATTCCGTATAATATAGTATACGGATTCCGTATAATATAGTATACGGATTCCGTATAATATAGTATACGGATTCCTTATCCGTTACGTCTGAAACGCCATCAGCACTGGTGGATAACAAAGATACATAACCCCGCCCCCGATTGCTAAAAACACAAATGAAAATATAAATATAAGTATGTCTATCAGAAAAATATTGTCATACCATGCTCCTGGTTCTTCGTCGTCTTCTCCCGCCATTACTGTATGTATATGTATCTACTATAGGAATATTTATTCTCTACGCTACTATTTCAATATCATCTAATAGTGGTGGGGCATTGATACTTTGCGAATCATTTAATGTGTGGATATCCAATGTATCCAATCTGATATCCCCGCCAATATTCAACCGTCCGCTGTCGCCGTCGTCATCATCCGCGTCATCCGCGTCGTGTGTCATATATTCATTCTTTCTCTCTTGCGAGTCTGTTTCAAATGTGCGGATATGATTCTCTCCAAATGATACACCACCGCTAGTGGTGGTTGTTACGTTGTCCGTATATTCATTGTTGTCTAAACCTGACGACGCCGACGACGACGACGAGTCTGGAGGGGTGCTACCATTTAATTCGCCGACAAAATCCAGTTGTCCTACGCTATCACCGGCGCCGATATCGGCGTCGCCACCGCCACCGCCACCGCCACCGTCTTCGTCTGAAACACGGTCACGCTCCCGATGTCTCCGTCTGCGCGTAGATGAACTGGACGACCGACGCCTTGCGGAGAGAGCCGCATCCTCTTCCGAAATAATAGGGTCTTGTTTGATCACTTCTTCATTTTCGGTCACCTCTACGACATCCTCAATGGTTTCTTCTAAATACATCTTAATCAATTCTTCTACCGGTATATTATCGCGGATCGTGTTATAAATACACTCCTTAACAATGATTTCAAATTCGCGATTATTACGTTGTGTGTGAAGTGGTGGGATACCTCTCTCAAAAATATACACATTAGAGTACAACTTTCGCGCGCTATTGACGTAAATCTTATGAATAAAATCCGACAATTGCGGAATTTTAATATCCACCTTCTTCTGCTTATTTCCAACTCGCATAACCGTCATACATTTGAGATGAATGATATGGACACACGTAATCAAATCTTCTAAATATCCGCAAGAACTGCGTTCCTTAATTCGCGCGGTTTCATCCTTTATGATATTGGGGTTCCATTTGGGAACTCGCGAGAGAAGGTTCTGGAATGTCATCAAGTATTTGTCCTGTTCCTTGTTTCCAACACATAGTTTCACCGCCTCGTCAAGAATAGACCGAAAGCCTTCTTGGACTAAAGGGGTCAATATATTCACAAGGCGAGACGCCCATTCGTTCTTGGACTCATACAACGATGTCACAGAATAATCATCCATAATTGCGGTAGTGTGATGTGTGGGGTGGTATTACATAAAAGAAATATTTTCTAAACTCATTCTACAACGAAATACAATAAAATGAAGCAGGTACAGCATCAAAAGTTTCTCATTTCTAAACTCTTTTCTCACCTTGTCAAACATAATGAGTAGCTCATATCGCTTGAGTTCTATCATATTTGGGTAGGCGTGAACGAAATCAATGACGTCTAAAGCGCAATATCCTTGTTCGTATAACGACACAGATAAATCCAGTATTTTTGTATATTCTTCGCGGGTTGGTTCGGCGTCGGCGGTCATACCTCCTCCTCCTCCCCCCAATAAATAACTAGGATGGATTGTAATCATCTCTGATAATGTGTAATCTCTCGCCTTTGGGTTTTTATATATGTCACCACCACACGCGCGGTGTGCAAAGTATGTGTGTAAATTAACGGGCATCCCCGCGCCTGCGCCTGCGCCTGCGCCCGCAATCACCGGTGGCGGAATATAGATATCACAGAACCGCGATAGAATCGGTTTCAGAAGACTGTCCTTATTTTCAACCACAATAAAAAACCGCGTAGATGAACTGAATAATTCAATACACCGTCGCAACGCGGATTGTGCGTCAATCGTCAGTTTGTCCGCATTTGTCAGAATAACTGATTTGAAAATAGCACCTTCTTTCAAGTCAATATTCGTCTTCGCGAAAAACTTCAATTCCTCGCGGATGAATCGGATCCCCTTTCCGTGCGCACAATTCGCGCGCATAACATAGTTTTTCATTGCGGTCTTATCCCCGCCGTATACTTGCTGAATAAACCGGTTCAGGATATATGTTTTCCCAGAACCGTTAGGCCCGTAAAAAATAATGTTGGGGATTTTCCGGTTCTTTATGAATACATCCAATTTATTATGGATGTTTTGATGAATACCTTCTAATTGTGTTGTCATTATTCTATTGTTGTAATAATGACAAAATGGTTTTACATCCTTTTATTTATGCCCCGCGCGGCTTTCACAGCAGCGTTCATAGATTAATGCTCTGCTCGTATGGCATAACCTTCGTTAAAGTCCCAGGCATATTACTTTTCCCGTCAGCGCCACCCGCGCTACCGCTTGCTTCGCCATCCGTATAATAATAGTTCGTAGTGTAATAATAGTTCATCGGTTTGGCCGCGCCATAAAACGGCGACTCTTCTTCATACCCTTGCCCGTTATACATGCCGAGATAAGCCGTCGCAGCGGGCGACCCGTCCTCATAATAATACGCATTATGTTTCGCGGTGCGTTGACTGCCTGCGGGATCATTGGGGTCAATCCAGTTTCCAATCCCGCGGATGATACTGCCGGTAGCGTCGCGGATGGACCCGAAGAGTCCGGGTGAGCCACCGCCTGGACCGCCCGGTCCGCCTGGTCCGCCCGGTCCGCCTGGTATCCGTCCATACCCCCGGAAATTCCGCGTGATCCCGCGCCTGTAAATGTCATCTTCGCTCAGGTCGGAAGTACTCGCATCGCGCGCGATGTCGTCGTATTGCGACCGGGTGGACGCGAGTAAGTTTCTTTCAATCTGGGTTCCATCGGGCAAATACGTTGCCCAGCGCGTCACCTTCAGGCAGTCCGCGTCAATACGGCACGCATCAGAACCTGTCTGACCGGGATTGTTACACTTCCACGGGCATTTACGCATCAGCAGTATATTATTGCCATCCGCCGATTTTACGAGATTTCCGCTGACGTCCATCTTATAGATATTTTGGCAGTTGCCTTCATTGCTTGACAAGTTGGATGGTTCCACGCATTTTCGCACATGGCCGTCGTCGCCGTATCGCCAGTTTGCGCCGTCATACCACGAATCGGGGTGGCTCGCAATGAGACGATTTCGGCGCGCAACGGCGACATCATAATTCAGTTGCGCGTCGGTCTTCGCCTGCGGGGTCGTAGCAGACCGCAGGGCTTTGTATGCGGATTCATACCCCTTCTGTGCGTCGACCGCCCAGTTCATCTGGCGTTTTACATCGGAAATAAGAACATTCGCGGCAGCGCTGGTGACGTATGTCGTGCCATCACTCGCGGTGCCGGAGGAGGTGGGAGTGCCGGAGGATACGGCGGTATTCGGTCGGGCTAATATTGCTGGAAACACGTATTGACCGTTATCTAAAAAATTGGTACTATCAAAACTTACACTCTCTCGGTTTGTGGTTGCTGAAAAGGTTCGTATTTTAATTCCGTCTATGGAGGAGAGTGACTCAGTGTCGGGTGTACGAAGACCATTAATAATTAATATGGACGATGTATTCGCACTAATCTGACTTAAACCACTCATTACAAATGTCGCATATGAATGTGAACCCGGAACAATTGTAAAACTTGAGACGCCATCTGACGCTGTTCGCGCTCCTTGTTTAATTCTAATACTAATGTCCGTACCTAATTTTGTTACATGCGGTAGTTGTATCATCAGCATATCGCCGGTGCTATAGGGGTTTGTTAACATAAACTCCAATTTAAACGTGGTTGCGGACCCTGTGGTGGATGCCGTATTTGATTCGTCGTTTGATAATGGCTCAACTAGTTGCGCCAGTGGAGCTGTAGTTATTTTACGGCACGCGGCATAAACAGGGTTAAGGTCATACGATTTGTCCGGAAATATTTTAACGATTTTGGTTGCCTCGGTTGCGTGATACATGTTCACGGCCACCAATTTCTCGGAACCAACCGCTTGAACGGTGCTTTCTAACGTAACAAATACATTCGCCACTGGTGTAACTATTACAGGAGGCGTGGCGCGGGTTGGTGTTTTAATACCCGACAATTCCAATGCGTATTTCCCGGCGAGAACATCGGTCGCCGTTTGTTGTGGAGTATATGTTATCTCAAAATGGTCGGCACCCGCTGTAACCCCAATACCTGTTACTGAACCAGATGCCGGCGCTGTAAGTGTTTCAATCGCAGTATTGGATGAATACGGTCGCATAGAGATACGGAGACCATTTGTGTTGGTGTTGGCCACATAGACGGTCGGTATTTTTATTGTAATTGTCTTTGCAGGCGTTTGTCCTCCTTTGAGATTACCTGGACCCGTTGTTGTAAAAACAAACGAATACTTCATTGTACTATTCAGATTATCCGAACTATTCTGAACGAACTCGCAACGATTCAATATCAATTCACCGGAAGACGCACTTGCAGGTTGACTCGTATCATGTGTTAATGTCATTAAACTCGTTTGTGGCGGTGGCACAGCAAGTCCTTCAATCACCCCCGTCCCATACCCCTCCGACGGTGCTATCCACGACCCAAACCCGCCGTTCCGATAGGTTCGCGATATCCATACACTCACTAATAATACTAAAATAAGCACGAATACCACCGTATATTTATCCTGGAATAACTCCGAGAATTTCATTTGAGATGGTTTATACTAATTTATATTGTTATAAAAATAACTATCGTGTATATTGCTTATATTATATACGATAAAATAATATCTCGGGCCTCCGTGACTCCGTGACTCCGTGACTCCGTGACTCCTCCGTGCCTCCGTTAATACGTCTGTAGACTATGTGTATACGGATTCTGTCTAAATGCGTTCAAGATGTCCGGCTGGATTCTCTCATTCAGTTTGCTTTCATCGTATCCTTGTGGCATCGTCATCTTACCATAAATATCAATACTCGGAATAGACGACGGCGCATTCGTCGCAATCATCGCGCGGTTATTTGCGCGGTCGGCATCCAGACGATCAATCTGGACGTTAGTATTAGAATTAAACAGCGACATCGCACCGTGATTGGTTATATTTTTGTAGGTCTTATTCACATTATTGCGCTGGTTATACGCGGCATTGTAGAGGCCATTCCCCATTCGGGTCGCGGTCCCGCCGGCTGCGCCTAAATAATCGGTGCTCGTCGTCGCGCGTTCCGTTTCTTCTGGCGTGTTCTGAGAGATTAAATAACCCGCGGCTGCCTGACGCTCTACATTCATATGATTGTATCCGACCAGACCCACGGTGGTTTCTTTAATCGTGGTGGGTGCGCGGTCGGCGGGATTAAATGTCGCGGTGACTGCGGCGGGGACTGGCATTCTCGCATTCTCATACATGCGCGCATTTCCGACCACATTTTCTTTACGCGACGGTTTCAGAATATCCATCAGAGGCGCGATAACTGCCTTGAGTGCGCCGTGGATACCACCCATCTCATTGGGACGTACGGTCGTCCTATTATTATGTGTAAATTTATAGCTCGTCCTGCCGAAATCGGCCTCGGTCGCGGTATTTTTCTCGGCGGCGTAAGGGTTGATCATCGGTTTACCGTCGTAGGTCTGGCGACGCGTGTCTTCAAAATTCTTCGGAGCAAACATTGCACCTCCACCATCCGCGGGTGCGGTAGCACCGAAATACTCGCTCGTCGTCGTCTGGCGATTACTCTCGCGGTCCATCTCAATCGCGCGCTGGGTTTCTCCCTTCTCTGCGCCGGTTGTCGTAAACCACCGATCGGGTGTATTCACGAAGAATGTGTCCGGCAGGTGTTTCTCCATTCGCCCTAAAGTCGCCGTAGTTGGCGCGGTTTGGACATAATGTGCGGCGGGTCCCTGATGTCCGTCCAGAGAATACGAAAGCTTGGGATTCGTCTTGACGCGCAATTCGTCCACCCCGCGGTCAATCCATTTATCTCGTGCGTCCATTCCAGAATTGAACCCGAGCGTCCCACCCGCGCTATATCCTTGGTCCAGACCCGGGCCGACGCGCACCTCCTCCCACGGCTTCACATTGGCGATTTTCATACTAGGGTTCACACGTGACTGATAAAAATCGTTCTGGTTTGGCATACCATTCGGAAGATGGAGGTTATCCAGCGGGCGGAAAAGAGGCGCCTGCTCGGTCTTGGAGAAGAACTGCGAACCACCGCCAATCTTATTATCCAGCACATTTTCGTGCATATTTGCGCCAGTCGTCGTCCCGCGGATTTTCGCGCCATAATACGGCTCCATATTGTTATGCGTAAATGTCCTTGGATCAATCTTGGACCCCATCAACGATGTAAAACCGTCTTTACTGTAATTATCACCGAATTGTGTATCTAAACCTTCATCGTAAGGGGATGAAGGCGCACTGAATGCGGGCGCGGGCACCGACGCCGATGCCGACGCCGACGAAGCAATGTCGGTTTTATCATTGGAAGAGTCACGCCCCCTTTCCGCGATTCCGCGCAGGATACCTACCCCGCCGACCCCTCCAGCGACGCCCGCCGACATTTTATCAAAATCCACTCCCCTGGCATAATACCTGTCGGTTGCCGTATTTGGATTCCGGTAATCATTTACATTGGACCCCGTATTCGGGCGAATGACCGGATAATTCGTGGTCGGAATGTTTGTATTGGGGAGATACCGTGCTTCGTGCTTGCCCGCATTTCGGTATCCTTCGCGCGCGCCACCACCACCACCGCCACCGCTATTTCGGTTGGATGCGATATACGCCGCACCAAGACTTCCTAATAGTAATGCGATTTCGGCCATATTACGGTATTATATCTATATTATTCCGATACATATAATATTCCGCGACATATAATATTCCGCTTTTATGAAAACAGTGCGGTTGTTCCGCTAAACTGACGAATATCGCCAACATTCTGGATTCCACTGGCGTCTCCGCCCGCGCCCGCGCCTAAACCACGCTCATTATTGCGTCGCCCGCCAACCATTCCCTCCAGCGCCGGGTTGGTATTCGCGGGATGGACCGTAAAATAGGTATCATCCGATAATCCAGGCACCGTCGTCTGTGGAACAAACCGATCCTTCTCAATCATCCGTGTATTCAGGTTATTGTTAAATGGCAGGAATACATTTTCCTGTGGGTCAAAATGAAGCATTTTCCAATTATCTTGTTCTACATCGCGCAACATCCACGCTGGGTGGGTGGCGCGGGTCTGTTCTACTGAACTGCCACCACGAACCGGGCATCGGATCATATCGTTTGTGCGTGTTGCGACGGATGCCTGGCTATCGTGATGATAATTCTCCACCGAATCTCGGTTCAGTTTGCGCGATAAACCAAACAATTCGGCCTCAATATCAACGGAATTCGTCATAATATTACCGGCCCAACCTTGCGCGCGGATATACGGGTCTTCTATATAAAGCGGTTTATCGCCGGGGCCAGGCGCATTCAGATGGTATCGCCCTACATCACTAGACTGCTGAAGTTGTTTTTTGATACGAGCTGGGTCGTCGCGAAATCGTGTAAATGACATAATGGAATATACGATATAACGATATAACGAAATAGGTGAGTGAGTGACGAAGTAATGCTATTATATCGTGGTAAAATAAAACAGACCTAAAAACAACAATAGAATATCATTATCCGAATCATATCATTTATTGGACCAACGATGCTAATTACCGAAGTGTCCGATGATAACATCGTAATACCGCGCAAACCCTCTAAATCTTATACAATTTGTCTGAATATGATTGTGAAAAACGAGTCGCATATTATCGTCCAAACACTTACAAACCTGTATAAATACGTGGATTTTGATGCGTATTTTATCTCGGACACAGGCTCAACTGATAACACAATGGAGCTTATTCGCGCATTTTTCAAGGAGCGCGGTATCCCAGGCCACATAGAACAAGTAGCGTGGCGTGATTTCGGTTTCAATCGCACATTAGCACTTCAGATGGCGTTTAATAGAACAGATTATCTCTTTATATTTGATGCGGATGACAGTATACACGGCGATTTTCGTATTCCGCGCGACCTAATACACGATGCGTATCAACTGAAACTCGGCCAGTCATTTGTATACCTGCGAACACTGATCGTCAACAACCGAAAACGGTGGCGGTTTGTCGGCGTTCTTCACGAGTATATTACGTGTGTTGATAAAGAGGAAAGTTCAATGGCGGTCCAAGGTGATTATTATGTAGAGTCTGGACGTGGGGGGAGCCGTAGTAAAGACCCTAATAAATATATCAATGATGCTGCGGTATTAGAGCGGGGGTATAATGAAGAAAGCGGTGGCGGGGACCGTGCTCTTGCCGAGAGATACGCGTTCTACTGCGCCCAGAGTTGGATGGACGCCGGTGTCGCATATATTGACAAGGCGATTGGATGGTATCTCCGGGTTCTCACGCAAAATAACTGGTCCCAGGAGAAATATTACAGCGCGCTTTGTCTCGGGGACTTATACAATAAGAAGGGCGATAAATACAATTCGTTGAAATATTACTCCAAAACGATGGAATATGACGATGAGCGCATTGAAGGAGTCGCATCCGCGATGGAAATCCTGCGTTCAGATGGAAACCATATTCTCGTGAATGCGTTATATCATAAATATAAGGGATACAACAAGTTCCCGCAAAATAAACTCTTCCTAACCACGGATAAATACCACGATGTCATAGAATATAACAATTCCATCTCTGCGTTTTATATTTCAGACAAACGAAGCGGGTATGAATGTTGTAAAACCATTCTCCGACATAATATTGTGGCATTTCATTTATTAAAATCCACCTACAGCAATCTGGTGTTTTACCGTCATTTTTTTGAAGAAGATACATTTCCGGAAATATTACGCCTATTTTATACAGTAGACCATTATCTCGCGATCGTTGCGTCTAAAAATGACAATTATAGTGATGATGATATTGAGACGTGGGACCGTCTCTTTGCGAAGGTGAGAGATTCGTTGGTGGCACCTTGCGAACTATTGAAGATCACGGGCGACGGCGAATACCATTTGTCGCGCCCAATTGAGAGATTGCCCTATCTGGATAAAAATATACCAGCGCAGGACCCATCCGTCATTGTTGTAAATCACAAACGCGGAAATTCGCAACCGCGCGTCATTATAACATTTACCACGTGTAAGCGATTTGACTTATTTCAACAAACCGTGAATTCTATTTTGAATATGTGGACGGATGTGAATGTGATAGACTACTGGTATTGCGTTGACGATCATTCAAGCGAAGAAGACCGAGCAAAGATGCGACAAGCATATCCTTGGATGGAGTATTATATGAAATCCTCGGAAGAGAAAGGGCATCGTGCGAGTATGAAAATAATATGGGACAAACTAAATGAATTACGCCCCGAATACTGGATTCATATGGAGGACGATTTCCTGTTTCATACCCCAGGAAGCTATATCCATAAAGCCAGACAAATGATGACAGACGCGCGCAATGCCGGCCATAATGTCCGTCAAATTCTATATAACCGAAATTACGGCGAGACGGTGCGAGATTATAAAATACAAGGGCATAAGATATTGCGACGGACGGCACACGAAATAGCGCTTCATACGCATAAGGCCGGTGGGGGTGATTTCAATTATGGAAACTGTCATTACTGGCCACATTATAGTTTTCGCCCGTCATTGATTGACGTATCCGCAATTTTGGCGATAGGAAATTATGATACACCCAACCAATTCTTTGAGATGGATTATGCGAACAAGTGGACGGCCCTCGGATACCTATCCGGGTTTTATAATCACATCACCAATCGGCACATTGGGCGACTTACATCCGAGAGAAATGACCGGACCCAGCCGAACGCGTATGAACTGAATAATGAGAGTCAGTTCACGGCAGTGGACGCGACGACGACCGGGACCGTGGCGCTACCTCCTGCTCCTCCGCCTCCTCCCCCTATCGTTATAAAACGATACTATTCTACAATTCCATTTGATGACGGATTCGGCGCCCAGTTTCAACGATTTATATGGACGTGTATTTACGCGGAAGAGTGCGAAGACGCGACTTTTATATACAGAACTCCGAAAAAGATCGCGCACAATTATAATGACGACCCACAGTTCATCGCAAAACTGGAAACATTAATGAATATGAAACCATATTATATAAATTACGATGATATCATCGCGCAAAATGCGGAATACACAGGCGCTGGAAGGCACGACGAGGTCGTTCAAGTCGTAACACCCGACTTTTACGATATATTCAATTACGTTGAGCGCAATATAGACGTGTGTATGAAAAGCAAGAGTATGGCGCGAATAAAGGAGAATTACTGGCGAAATAAAGACCGTCCAAGCGAACGTGCGCGCGTCTACGGCGGTGGCGATTATACACACCACTTGGCCGCGCATATTCGGCGCCCGAATTGTGATGATACACGTCCCAATGGTGGCGAAGAATATACAAATGCGTATTATATCCAATGCTTTTTGATGATACGAGAGAAATATCCGAATGCCCGCATTCAGTATCACGTGTATTCACAAGGAACTGACGCCAAATTCGCGGATGTAATGACACACGATATTATCGGAAAGGATGTCGTCCTTCATTTAAATGAGTCCAATGAAGATACGTATCTTGGAATGACGCTGGCAGATATTCTGGTAACCTCCGCTAGCTCGTATAGTTATAGCGCAGCCTTCTTCTGTGATGGCGATATTTATTACACGGAATTCTGGCATAAACCGTGTAGTTGGTGGAACAAATTGGAAAAATTGGTAGAATAAATATAATGTGCGTGTATGCGTGCTTGTTGTCCCGGTTTTATTCTAATGTAATAATAACTAGTATCGGAGATGACAATGAACGCTGACGAATATGGCGATTCTGATTTTCTAGCCCAGCGCGATAAGACCATCAATGATTTTCGTGAGAGCGATAAAGATACGAAACGTAAAATCATAGGGAAAATGCTGACCCTTCGCCATAATATGAAATATAACAAACATTTACTGTCGGTGTATATGAAGGCGAAGAGCTTATTTGATACAATGATAGAAGAGCACCGGTCACAATTACATTATTTAGATGAAATATATCGTCATCTTAATCATATTATTCGGGAAAATCTCTCGGAGCAGAAGAACCGTAACAGTAAGAATGCCGGAACAAATCCGATGATGGCCGAACTCCTTAAAGACAAGAAGCGTATTGGCATATTATTGAAAAAAATGAGGGATAGTTTTAACAAACTAATGGATATAGACACGGTGATTGGAGTGACTATCGCCCAAATTAATGAAATTACATTTATGGAAGACCACGACGAGGAAGGCGAAGGCGACGAAAGCGAAGGCGACGAAAGCGAAGGCGACAGCACAGTCGAAGACGACGGTGAAGACGCCAGCGAAGACGACAGTGAAGACGCCAGCGAAGACGAAAGCGAAGACGACGGCGACGAAGACGACAGCGAAGACGAAGAAGCCGGTGAAGACGACGACGAAGACGACGAAGAAGATGACGAAGAAGACGACGGCGAAGACGAAGAAGACGACGACGGCGAAGACGACGAAAGCGAAGACGACGAAGAAGCCGGTGAAGACGACGAAGAAGACGAAGAGGCCGATGAAAGCGACGACGAAGACGAGGAAGACGTGTCCGAAGACGATGGCGAAACCGGTGAAGACGACCTACCGAATTCTATATATTTATTCTAGCGTATTGATATTCCCGTTTTAGCAATAATGAATACAAACGAGATGAACGCGCAAACTTACGCTCTCTCACCCATTTTCGGCACATTCGTTGAAAGATACGCAACCAAACTGTTTTATATATTGCGACCATTTCTTCACCCGGATATAGCATCTGGGTTTCAACAATTTCAATTGTGGCGCCATAACATTTTGCGAATGCGATATAATCTCCGAACGTAGGTGAGAATGAAAATGTATAATGACAAATATAATGCGTCTGTAGTTCAGGAGAACTAGTTTCCAAGTTAAACCCGTGTATGTCCTGATTGAATTTTTGACATAACCCTAACTCATAACGCGACATATATATATACGTGATAACATAAAACGTACGAATATAATTCAATTTATTATATTATTGAAATATATATTATTGACAAACAAAACAGAATGGCGTCATATATCAATCGTTTATTCAATACGCCGTTTTTTCAGAACAAGTTCGTATTATATGGCAGTTTATTCGTTGTATTGTTGAGTATCCTGCGTTATCTGGCGAATCGGAACGTCAATGCGATTCTACTTATGGCACTGATTGGATTGGTTATGTCCTACTTTAGTAAAAATATGATTATCGTTCTTCTTACCGCGTTTGCTTCGGTGTTTCTCTTGGAAATGGTTGGATCGCGTGGTGTTATGGAGGGGATGAAGACAAAGGAAGGCGCAAAGAATAATGGGGAAGACGCTGAAGAGGACAAGCCCGAGGCTAAGCCCGAGGCTAAGCCCGAGGACGAACCCGAGGACGAGTCGGATGCCAAATCAGGAGCCGATAAAAAAGAGAAAAAGGAACCGATGGATACCGCAAAAGGGGAAAAAAAGAATACAAAACAAGGAATGACGAAATTATCCCCGGCGAGTTATGATGGGAAAGACGGCGATGACGAAGGCGGTAATGGAAAGGGCAGTGAAAACCGCATTGATTATGCGTCAACATTAGAGCAAGCGTATGATAATATAGAGAATATCATCGGCGAGGATGGTGTGCGCGGATTGACCGACCAAACGAAATCATTGATGAATCAGCAAAAATTACTGATGGAGAACATGAAAGATATGGGTCCATTATTGAAATCGGCTGAAGGGTTTATGAAGCAAGTGACTGGAGGTGGTGGTATTGAGGGTATCAGCAAAATGTTGAAAGGATTTGCGACACCAGGAGGGGCGCCTAGCTCCTCCTCTGATGAAAAAAATAAAAAATAAATAACGATATATAATAATACTAAAGCGCGTTTAGCATTATTCAACCTGATAAATACGTATCAGATCAAATGGTGAGAAGATGCCCCCCAGGTGTATTCTGTTTTGAAAATATAACGCTTGTCATTGTCGCGGTCATTGTGATTAGTATTGGAATTTACTTACATTCGCGTTTTTTTGCCGGCCATCACGGCCACCACGGCCATCACGGCCACCACGGCTACGGCCCCGGCCCAATGCTGGTTGCGTCAACCGACCCGCTTTCGGATTCATTGGATTTCGGGATTGGTGGACCATCATCCGGCCAAGACGTATTATTGAATCCGTATGTTCCACCCCTGCGTGATAACTCGGTTGGTGCGACGCGCCCGAATTACGATATCAGGGGCGGAGTTGAAACCATCCATTATGGCGGAATGGACGGCGGTGGTGGCGGTGGTGGCGGTGCGTTAGGTGTCCGTGTGAATGTTCCTACGCGTTCCGTAGATACGACGTATCGTCAGGTCGGTATTCTTACACGCAGTGGGAGCGGTGCGTCGCAGGAGACTATACTTCCATTGATCGGGAGACCTTTATTTACAAACCGCGACAAATGGCAGTTTTATTCATTAAGCGATAAAAATAATGCGATTAAGTTGCCGGTAATTATCAATGGAAAGAGTGGAACGGGTGAATATGGGTGTAATAATGTAAGCACGGGTGATACCATCTACGTGGAAGGATATAACGACGCGTTTCGTGTTACTGCGTATGATAGTGCGTCATTGCGTTATTTGCCATTTTAGACCGGATTACAGTATTATGTACGTTTGGCGACCGTGGCGGCTGCTGCTGCCGATGCTGCTGCTGCTGCTGCGGCGGCTCTCGTTGCGGATACTTCTTCTTGGTTTTTCTTGTATTCTTCGGCCATCGCCATCGCTTCACCTTCCAATTTTGCCATATCAACATCCTTGTATAATTTCAAAACATCATCAATTGTCTTGTCGGTGATTCCCTGTCCTGTATTCGTCTTCTCATCTCTCGGGAGTATCCTTGACTGTGCTTCAGGTTCTGGAATAAACTCGTCAGATTGTTTTCCCCATCCCATAAAATGGACCAGATTCATATCTTGTAGATCACGGAATATGAATTGTTTCACGAGATACGCTTTCCAGCGATCCCCCCTTGAATTCATCGCGTCTATCTCTTTGATATCGTCTTTGGTGATCGGGTTTTTATTCGTTTTCGCGGATGTCCCCGCAGACGGAGCTATGTTCGCTGCGCCCGCGCTTTCACCCGCGCCTTCACCCGCGCTTGTCGTTGCTCCCGCGCTTGTCGTTGCTCCCGCGCTTGTCGTTGCTCCCGCGCTTGTCGTTGCTCCCGCGCCTTCACCCGCGCTTGTCGTTGCTTCCGCGCCTTCACCCGCGCCTTCACCGTCCTTCGCCGCCGCGCCTTCACCCGCGCCTTCACCGTCCTTCGCCGCCGCGCCTTCACCGTCCTTCGCCGCCGCGCCTTCACCCGCGCCTTCACCGTCCTTCGCCGCTGCGTCCCCCTCCAAACCTTTCAATATACCCTCAATACTCGTTATATTTCCTTTATTTGTCAGGGTTGTGACTTCTTTGACCTTTCCATCGGCCATTGGTGTAACTACCGTTTTAAATTTCAATGGAAATGGGGGCGACTCAAACGCCAAACACGCACCATTCTCACCCGCCGGGCCGTGTCCCAACAATGAAAGCAACTTAAAGAACTCCTTCGTCAAATCCGGTGAAAGGCTGTCCTTCTTTTCGTTGAAAAAAGTCATCATTTGCGTCAGACTGTATCTTCGCTCTAGACCTGGAATTTTATATGAGAATTCAAAGACCTTATTTTTGAAGTCATCAAACCCTTCATTTTTCGCGAACTCGGGATTTTCTAATAATGATGTCAACATTTTCAATATATCCAACGCCGCCATTTTAGTGTCATCTTCTTTATCTTCAAGACTTACGCGCATGCTTTCAAGAGTTTTGCGCAGGGTTTGAATGGAGGTTACTTTACAACCCTCCGAGAGATTTACAACATAACTGTTTGTATCATCGGGAACAGCCTTCGCTCCCTTCTTCTTATTCCCATCCGATGACGATGTCGCAGCAGCCTTCTTAAATTCCTCCTTTGACATTGGTGCAACTTGAAGTCTAAATTCGCTCGGGTCAATTTTGTCGCCGAACGCTAAAACAGTCTCAAAATCATCTATGGATTTTGGTCCATCCCCAGCCAGTTTATATAATCGGTTAGAATCTAATACGGTGACCTGGTTATTTTCGTTTCCGGTTATTGAAACCTTTATGGCTTTATCGGACGAGCTACGGTCAATCGTCCCTTTCTCTCCCGTATAAATAAATACATCATTTGGGTATTCATTGCCCATCGTATCACCGTCTGCAATACCTACCTGGTCAGGTGCTTTGAAATACAAGTCGTGTTTTTTATCATCTATTTTACCTTCCGTCTCAAAATCTTTCTTCGTTGCAAATTTCCCACATAAGATACGGTATAAATCAAAGATCTCCGTATCGTGTTTATTGAATTGTTTACCGGGTTTCAGTTCTAATTGGATGTAATAAGGCAGGCATTTCTTCACCAGAAATGTGAGAAGTTTCTGCGCGTCTCCCTTCTTTTCCAATACAAATGACTCGCTATGAATGGAAATATCGCCTTCAATTTCGGGGCCTAAATTAAACCCGGGCTTCTTTTCGCCGTCCGTGGGCGTGGCGCCGTCCTTGTCCGTGGTGCCCTCCTTGTCCGTGGTGCCCTCCTTGTCCGTGGTGCCATCCTTGTCCGTGGTGCCCTCCTTGTCCGTGGTGCCATCCTTGTCCGTGGTGCCCTCCTTGGCGCTGTCATTGGCCGTAACCGCGGTGTCCTTGTCCGCGGCAGTTGCCGTGTTATTGTCTGTAATGATTGGTGACTTATCCGCCCCTACCGCTGTCGATGCCACCGCCCCTACCGCTGTCGATGCCGCCGCAGCCGCCGCCACCGCAGCCGCCGCATCTTCATTTTTACCACCACCTATCATTTTCTCCCGCCGTTGCTTCCGCCGCATCCGTTTCATCTTGTCGTATTTATCCTTCATATACGATAAAACCGGTAGCGGGATATAACGCTTAAGTGTCCTATTGAATACATTGTTTAGTTTCAAGGGATAACCCGGCGACGGTGAGCTATTATCCATCATATCTAGTATCTGATGCGACCGACTTCGTCTAAATGTCGTAGCCTTACGCCTCGGTGATTTTCGCGCCCTTTTCCATTTTCGCACACTCTGATGTTGCTGTTTTCGGATTTTTCGTATTTTATTTCGTGTTAATTTCATACGATCCCACATACATAAATTATATATAATATTATATATAGAAATACTAGCCATACGCGATAAAGCGTTCATTCCACATTCATTTCATTCCATTATGGCATCTAGTGGAAAATCCAACCGGGACGCACCCGTAAATCTAGCATCGGATGTTATGCGGAAAGAAGACCGCGCGTGTTCGTCTACTTGTAATTTTTCATACCAATATAACACAAGCACGTGTAATGTATTCCATCAGGGGACTCATTTGCGTATCCCATATGACAGTGGGAGTGGCGGGTTATACCCCGCAAGATACAATGGGGTAGATTATAAAGTAGAGCATATTCACATTCACCAGCCATCGCTTCATCGTTATGATGGCGCTCTCGCGGACGCGGAACTTCTCGCGTATCATTCAAGTGCTGACGGTCGCAATTTGATTGTATCCATCCCCATCAATATCGGCAACGGTGCCGGAAAACAGAGTTCGGACATTATGAATACCATCCTCCAGAATCTCCCGAGTCGTTCAGCAAGCGGGGGCAAGTATATATCTGATGTCAATAACTTCAATTTAGGAAACCTTATCCCGAAGGAGGGGTTTTTCACATATGTTGGCCGACACTTATTACCACAACACACTGGTGTATACAATTACATCGTATATCATAAAAAAGACGCAATCCTCGTATTCCGCGATTCTCTCGCAAGTCTCAATGACGCATCCCGCGATACGTCTATCAGCAAAACAGGCCCAATTACCGAGAACCGGATGCCAAAGAATATGTATTATTATAACAAGCGCGGGGCAAATAACGCGAAAGGCGCCGGCGATATCTATATCAAGTGTAATCCGACCGGCGAGGATGGGACCGTATTATACCAGCAGTCGTCCAATAATGGCGAATTAGGCAGTTTGGCGGAACTGGATTTGAATAAATTTGGTCTAAATTGGGAAACGATATTACAAAACGACATCTTTCGCACGCTTATTGGGACAATGTTCGGGTTACTCATCGCGGTAACCCTATTTTATATGTTTCGTTTTATATTCAACCGAATCGGCAATCGCGTGAGTTCGTCGGGGGTGGTGGTAGGCCAGCGTGGCGGTAGCCGCGCGTCTTCTGGATAGTATAGAAAGTATTACACAATGTGTATCGTTAGGGATACACATTGTTCGCGCGGATATTGGCCCGGCACGGCCCGGAACGCGTGCGCTTAAATGACGCCTTCATATTCGGGTTCTACCGCACCATAAAGCGGTCCAAGAACGGGCTGGAATGACAATCCATCACTTGACCCAATATCATTATTGGGGGTGATTGGAACCAGCTTATCCACAAGTTCCTCTTCCAGTGTCTTCATCGGTTCTGGGTTCATTGCGGTCATAACCGCTTGCTTCTTCTGCTCGGTGGGAGAGAAGGTCTCAATGCCGTATACGCCTGTCGCGCGACTAGATCGGCGAATGAATTCATACGCCGCCAAGAAACCTAAAATACCGACAACCGGGTTCGTACTTAAGAAAAGTGTTATGGCGAGAATGATGACAATAATCTGGCCGTATGTGCTTTCCGCATACTCGGCTAATGCGAGAGGAACCGACGGAGTAAACACGATATACAATATGAGCAGGACGAAGATCACCATTTCGTGTTGTTTTTCTTGACGCATTAATGTGCGGAAGGTATCCATTGCGCAAATTGAACCTGAATAAAGTGTTATTACTATTATATGATATATTATTCTAAAACTAAACCTAGACAAAACTGAAATCTCTCGGCACATTTATTGTGAATCTATACCGACTGACCGACCGATGACCACCGCCACCGCCACCGCCACCGCCGCCTCGTCGTATTACGGCCCTCGTGGTTATACTCTTCTCAAGGAATGTATGGACGTAGCCGATCTCGCTTTATTGAGAGATGAACTCACGGTTGGCGCATATGTGCCTAAAGCACCCGTCCAATCCCCTAAATTCCCGATCTACCGCGAATGTTCTAAAAAGATATATATCCCACGGTTTTATGGAACGAAAATATATGGTATCCCCGAAGAAACGCGGATTCCTCCCGGCGCGCCCGTATCCGAATCTCTCGTATTCTCTGGTGAGATGCGTGAATATCAGAATATAATCGTGGATAAATACATTCATCAAGTCACCAAACCGGAAAATCAGGGAATGGGGGGTGGTGGGCTTCTAGATGTAGACCCGGGCAAAGGGAAGACCGTTATGGCGCTCAATATCATCGCCCGACTTCGTTTGAAGACACTCGTTGTCGTCCATAAGAGTTTCCTTTTAAATCAATGGATTGAGAGAATACAGCAGTTCCTTCCCGCTGCCCGCGTCGGAATGATCCAGGGCCAAATCCTAGATATTGACGACAAGGATATTGTCATCGGGATGCTCCAATCTCTCTCCATGAAGGAGTATCCGAGAGATATGTTTGACACATTTGGTCTCACCGTGTACGACGAGTGTCATCATATGTCGGCGGAGGTGTTTTGTCGGTGTATGATGAAGATTGTGACAAAATACACTCTCGGTTTATCCGGCACAATGGTGCGCAAGGACGGACTGACAAAAGTATTCAAACATTTCCTGGGGGATGTGGTCCATAAAGAGAAGAACGACACGACCACCCACTCGGTGATTGTGAAGGGAATTCAGTATAAAGTCAATGACCCGGAATTCAACGAGACGGAATATGACTACCGCGGCAATCCCAAATTCAGCACGATGATTTCTAAAGTGTGTAATTATAATCGGCGCAGTGAGTTCGTCCTGGATGTGCTACAAAATGAACTGGCGACAAACCCCGACCAACAGGTGATGATATTGGCGCATAATAGGTCGTTGTTGGAATATTTCCACGACGCGATAGAACACCGGAAAATCGCGTCGGTGGGGTATTATGTTGGCGGAATGAAAGAGGCTGCGCTGAAATTGAGTGAGAGCAAGAAGGTCATCATTGCGACATATGCGATGGCGTCGGAGGGGCTGGATATCAAGACCTTGACGACGCTGATAATGGCGTCGCCGAAGACGGATGTGTGTCAGTCCGTTGGGCGTATCCTGCGCGTGAAACACGCGGCGCCCCTCGTGATTGACATTATTGACCCTCAGGATGTATTCCGCAGTCAGTGGTTGAAACGCCAGACCTACTATATCAAACAGAAATACCGTATCATAATAACCGACACGGAGGGGTATTATAAAAATAACTGGACTGTGAAATATGAGCCGAAGACGACGACGACGACGCCTATGGCGAAGTCGGCGAGCGCGGCAATGCTTGCGGATGCGGATATTATTGAAATAGATGAAGAGACCGGGGCTCTCTCGGTGACGACGGAATCAAGCGCCAAATCCAAAATCAAATCAACCATTCCGAAGATGAATGGGAAGTGTATGTTTGAGTTAATGGAATGAATGGAATGAATGGAGACACGAAAAGTGACGGAATGAATGGAGACGACGACGGGATTACGATACAGGATGGCAACTATTATATGCGGTAGGAGCCGCCGGATTTGCTAGAGCGATCGTGTCCGGAGTGACCCCGCCCCCTGCCCCTCCGATGGAATATCCAGCATTTACACCGGATGCCGCGCTACTACCGTAAGGCGCGCCCCAGCCTCCACCGCGTTGACTCACGCGCTTACGACTGTGAGTGAATCGCTTCATTATACGCCTACGACACGTTTTACAGCAACGATACCCACGACGACGGTGACTACCTCCAAACCCGGTTACGATGTCGCAACCGCGCTTTTTATTACGTCGTCCCATTTTGCGACTCTTTCGCTTATTACCGCGTTTGCGACTACGACTACGACTCCCGCCACCGCCGCCAGAAGTCACCGAGTTATATCCAACGGTCACTGGCGCATACGACCCGCGCGCATACGCGCTATCCGCATTCCCGCCATCAAATGAATGAAATTGGCTCATCCCGCCTCCACCTTGAACGAATGCGCGCCCAGCTTGGCCCTGATACATATTCCCGGTTGCACTGCCACCGCCAACCGGTATTTGTTTGCTTGATAATGCGATTCCAGCGTTATGCTCGGATAGAGGGTTTGAATTCATATATTTCGTCATTAGTAGTATATTAGTATATCCGTATATTATAGTATTATGATTATTAGTATTTCAATAATAATACTCATAATAAA